TGTGTTTGTTGATTTTTATCAAACAGACAATATCCCTCGCGCATCAATGTGGATGAGAGACGCAGGTAAGAATTCTACTCAAATCGAATTTCTCAACACGCCAGAGGGGGCGGATTGGAATATAGACAGCCGACAAAATGTATTTACGATTACATCATCTGGTAACCTGTGGAGCAAGGCATTCGGCTGGCTGCATGATTACTTCATGAAACGATCTGACTTTATTCATACCTGGTATCCAAATCATTACAACGGGACCACAGTTTACAAGATTAGACATCTTAATTTAATGATTACTGTAATGTATGCCACAGGAGATAAGGAGCTTATTTTGCCTGAAATTTATGATGGTCATTTTGGCGTGTGGGCAACAGATAGAGGGGTAGGCAAAATATCAGTCAATAGCAATTATCCTGTCAGTAATAACCGTGTTAGAGTTGGCGGTAGAGGAGATACTGCAGTGTCAGTATTAGTTATTGGTCATAAAAACGTTTAGGAAATATATGTTAAAACAATTTAACCCAGAATTATTATCATTTAGAGATCCAACTACAAAAGAAGATGGTTGGTTCGATGTCGCTACACAAGATGATATTAATGCTATTTCATTGAGTATTACAAATGGCGGTTGTGTTTGGGTCGAAAATGGACAAATAAAATGCTCAGGAAAAGCTCCGAGTGAATTTCATTTTTTTAATGATAAAACAAAAAAATTCGAAATTTCAGAAAATAAAAAAAATGAGTATTTAAATAAGCGAAAATCTATTTTAATGACAACAATTGCCAATAAAACTGATAATTTTAAGGCACAATATCTTGCAGGCTATTCGCAAGCGGAAATTGATAGTTTTTACCGACAAGAACGTGAGGCGCGAAACGAATTGCCGTTGATGTTACTTACTGAAATTTTTGAAGGGCGTGATGACTTAAAATCAGTCGATGATCTGAAAAAGAAAGTAATTGAAAAAGCGGATTTGTTTGCAATCATCATGGGGAAATTGTTTGCCATTAAGCAAGGGTTTGAAACCCACATTGAAAAGGCTCAAACAATGGAAGATCTAGATAAAATCGAAGAGGATATTAACAAATGGCAAAAAATTTAAAAACATGGGGCTATCACGTTTTAATCGCTGCAGATCAGTTTTTTAATGCTCTTACTGGCGGTGCGGCAGATGAAACTTTATCAAGCCGTACTTATCGCCGCGCAATATTAACGCAAAGCAAACCTAAAAAGCGTTGGCGCGTGCTTTATCGTGTCATCAATGGTTTATTCCGTGATCCGAATCATTGCGAAACAGCATACCATAGCGAATTAAACCGCAAGCAATATTCGGACGACTTTAAAATAAATTAACAGGTGTTTTTAACATGTGGCAAAAACAAAAACTAAAATTATCCCCACAGGCAAAAACAACACTACAAAACGCACAAAAGGGGATTATTTCCCCTTTTTCGTTATCTGTAAGTGGCACAAAATTGGGCGTGCATAATTGGTCGCACGGTATCAAAGAAAAATCCAATCACTATTTATCACCCGAAAATGCCGTGAAAGCACTGGCGGCAAAGTTAGTCGATTATGCCGATCCGAATAGACCTAAAGGCACGCAAGATGTTATCGCTATTATGGTGACAAATAGCAATATTGATCAATTCATCATAGATTTAGAAAACGTGCGTGAATTATTGCCAGAGCCGACATTTAAACAGGCATTGGACTATGCCAAATCAAGCAAAAATTTACAAGAAACTAAAATGATTAAAACGCCCACTATGGCGAATCCATCATTTTCTAATAGCGCAGACATTACACCAGGTTCCGCCCGCACGATGCAAAGCATTTTGCGCAATGCTACATCAGCTGCCGTTGCCGCACAAACTAAAGACCCTATGGTAATGATTGAGGCATTAAAGGCAGCGAAAAAAGAACGTGACAAAGCCAATAACGAAAAAGTCGAAAAAATGCTGAATACATCAGCGAATGTATATGCGTTTTCTGTTTCAGATTATCTCGAAGTAGCGGAAACAAAAATCAAATTGAATGTGCCGACGGCGGGTAATGTTTTTACAGCATGCGTGATGTTTATCGGTGCGAACTTAACCAATATCAAAGGGATGTTACAAAATGGCTAGAACACCGACACAAGCCCGCAATCCAAGCGTACAACTTGCGCTAAATGGTACGCCTATTTATCTACATAATATCATGATGAGCGTGTCCGTTAAACGCGAAGAAAAGGATATGAGCGGTCAGAAGTCTAGTACTAAAAAGTCCGATAAAGGCGTAAAGGCCAAAGAATTAAACGTTACCGGATTTATTCCATATGCTCGTAAAGAGTGGTTAACAGATTTATTTAATCTTGCCGAGTCTGAAGACGGGAAAGGTGAACAGTCTAAATATCGAGTATCTTGCACGATTGCTGAGGCAGTCAACATGCGCGAGGTGCAATTTAGTGGTGAAGTGACGGCAGCAGAACAGAGCGGGCAGTTAGGGTGGGCCATATCGTTTACTTTACGTGAAGTAAATTCTGTAGCCGAGAAAAAAGACCAACGTAAGCAAAAACCAAAAGCTAAGGCACAAGGAGAAAAAGCACCAACGGCACAAAGTTCACAATCGACAAATAAAAGTGATATTGAACATTCAGGGAAATCAGGAGAAGAAAACAAGTCGAATGAAAGAAAAGGCTGGGCAAAAGATTTAGATGATTGGATTGGTTCATAAATGAAAATTATAAAAACATGTATTATTGATGGTGAAGAATTGGAACTAGCTGATGAACTCATCGTTTTAGAACTTAATAATACGGGGCGTGGATTTGTCACGGTTCGTACGGATAAAGCTTGCCTTGGCAAAAGCGCAATATTTGAATTAGGGGAGTTCGATCATTATTACAAATGGTTTGATGGCGTTGTAGAACGGGAGCAAGGTGAAGATAATGGTTATAAAAAATTATTCATTCGTGAAAAGGTCGCAGTATTTGAAAAAACATTAAACTGCTCACACCGACATATTACATTGCGTGATTTGTGTGCGTGGATTACAAGTCAAACCCAAATACCAGTTAAAGTTCCTCAAGCGGATTATGCAGATACACCAATTTCACTATTCACACATAACGGTAGCGGTTATCAGCTTTTAGCCAATATTGGGCGACAATATCAGATTCCCGATTATATGTGGCAGCAATCACCAGATGGATCATTATTTATTGGTTCGCATAAAGATTCCCGTTGGGCGGGAAAGAATATTGAATTCGATGAAAGTATGACTTTGGCAAGTGGTAGCAATGATATGACGATTCCTATCACTGCTGCTATTCGTCCTGGAGCGATTATCAATGGCAATATAATTCAAAAGGTTGAACTATTTGGCGATGATTATGTGCTTACCTGGGAGAACTTAGGTAAAGATGGTAAGCCTGAACAAAAGAGCCCAGAACGAAGACAAATGGAAAAAACATTCCCCGAATTAGCGGGCGGGTATCACTTGCCGAAATATGCGAAAGTTGTCGGCATTGCAGACCCTTCAAGCGGCGGGGATATATCTGATCCATTTCGTCCGAAGTATGCCGTTGAGTTACAACTACTGGACGAAAATGGAAACGAGGATAAAACTGTGCCAGTTTATCCTGCAGTACCGTTACCTGTAACAAGTACAGGTTCACAAGGCGGAGATTTTGCTTTTCCTGAAGTGGGAACGATGGTAGAAGTGGGTTTTGCTTATGGGCGAAGCGATCAACCTTTTGTGCGAACTATGTTAGCACAAGGAAAAACAGTACCAAGTGTTGCACCGGGTGAGCAACTCAAACAGCAACGCCCAGAAGTGTATGAACGCACCGATGCAGCAGGCAATAAGATTCGAGAAACTGATCAGAAGATTACAGATAAATCCTTTGAACGCCACATCGAAACCGACAGCGAAGTAAAACAAATCGGCACGTCAAATGTGACGATTGATTCTGATAAAACAGAAACTATTGGCGGAAATAACACTATCAGCGTGTTAGGTAGTATCAACGACACCACGGCAAGCAATCGCACCGTAGGAACAGGCGGAACACTGCAAGAAAAAATTGTAGGACTAGCGCAACGCGTTTCAGACGAGAAAAATAAAATCGTCGCGCCATTAAGTTATATGGGGTCAGAAGGGCAAAACATATTTAGACTTTTGGAAGATACCATTCAACTATTGGGCGAAGTCGCAAGCGCCATTGCAACGCACACGCACAGAGGTTCACCTCCGCCAGATCAAGCAAGTACATTTACCCAGCAGGCAAGCCAAGCAGAAACAATCAAAGGTAAACTTACACCGATTATTGAGTAACAACCGCAATTCATATAAAACCAAAGCCGCACAATGTTGCGGCTTTTCTTTATCTCCACGATATACATATCAGAGACATCAACCACGGAAAATCTAAGTTATTGTTATAACAAATAAATATACGTAATAAGCAATATAAAACAATTCCACGGAAATTTTTCACGTAAAAACGCAAGGCACGGAAAATCCACTTCCTCCCCCGCCGAATTTGCGTTAAAAATTTACATTTTTTCAGTTAATTTTCAGATTGAAAAATTGGGTAAATGGTTGAAGTAAAAGAGATCGTTTTAATGAAAGAATAGAGATCTTAACTGTAAAATTTACGGGGTTTTACAGTGTTTTTCACTTAAAAGAGATCTGTGTAAGTTTGTAGGCGATTACAGCATATTGATTTATAAAGTATTTTTATCTTTTACGTGATAGTTAATAAGAAATTTTAATTTCACTTTTTAATGATTGGCGGCATCGCCACTAAGATAAATAATTTATGAATGAAAGTGTAAAAAATGGAAATCGCACCGCCATTTTATCGCCACTTAAGAAAGAATTGGTGGGTCGTGAAGGATTCGAACCTTCGACCAACGGATTAAAAGTCCGCTGCTCT